TTAGCAAATAAGGCGGATCGTGTAAACACATGTATACGTATAATTGTGGCTATTCTTCCTAAAACAACGGATGGTGGCGCCATTACTACGTATGCGTATAACCCGTTTCAGATTGCAAATTATGGTGTTATGAACAATAATATATTGCTTCCAGCAGATAAGGATAAGGGAGTCAAGTTTCTGTATGACAAAGTGCATCGCATGGCACCTCAGCAGTTTAATCATTTCAATGAAGGCAAGGAATATACTAAGGTTATTAAGCTCTGGATTAGGCGTAAACGTTCACGTGATATTGTGTTCAGTACATACACGCAGAATATAGTTAACAAACCATTGGCTGTCTATGCTATTCCCTATGAGCAGTTCGGTACATTGCAAACGGCTAACGTTGCTTCAGTGACAAGTCTCATGCGTCTTTATTACAAGGATATTTAATCGCTCTCGGAGCCGGAGCTTGCCGAGGCCTCCTCAGTTCCAATCTGTTCAGTTGGATCCTCCTCGTCGGGCCTGGCGGCGCTTTTCGCAGGCGGGCGTGCGCCCTGTAACAATAGCGAAAAGCTTAGTTCCAGTATAGAATTAAATTTAACTTATTGGAACTATTGGAACTACTTGGAACTGGCACTAGTTCCAACCTATAATAAACTTTAACTTATTGGAACTATTGGAACTACCTGGAACTTGAATGGAACTAGTTCCTTTGACGTTATCGTCCATAATTGCCAACGATCCCTTGATAGATAACTCATCTTGGGTGGCGTATTTGTGAATACAATGATATTTGGCTCGTCAATGTACTCGAACACACCCTTGTACCGCTTGTCATACACCATACCGTTCTTCAGAGTTTCAATGCCAGAATACAGACCATACAGCTTTGTTTTCTTCATAGCACGGGGCATGTCAATCACATACAGACCACTGTACGGAAGAGACTTGACAAACTGAACCAAATCCTCAGCACACATCATGGGAGGCACAGGCTGACCGAGCTTATGCTGCCAAACCCACTTACAGAAGGCTGATTTCCCAGAATTTCCATCCGAATCAATGACAATGTGTATCTTCCTATCATCATAGTCCTTTGTTTTCTCCAGTAAAGATGCTTGCCAAGGCAGCAGTCCATTTTCCTTCATTTTTGTTACCGTCTTCAATTCACGGCGCGGCGGTTCATACTCCTTATCAGACCACGGGCCTTCGGCCCTCGTCTGTTCTTTCATTACATAGAAGGCGCCTTTGGCGCCCTCACTTGAGGTCACACTCCAGTGGCACTTTCCTTCCCACTCATTGCATAATGACAGCAATCCAGACAATCGTACTTTCTTATGCAAGGAAACTCTTCCTTGATAATGCATGTAACCCGTGGCTTCGCCACGTTCCAGTTGGTATGCATACTTCTTGCACTTCGATCGAAGATACTCTCCTACCTCCTGAGGGGTCAGGCCTTCGGCCTTCAGGGTGAAATCCCATACTGCGCATGGGCTGTCCTGTGGCATCGTGCTGATACCAAATTCAAATGGGGTCGTATATATTTCGATTTCTTTTTTCAATAAAGGGGCTAAAAAAAGGGGCTCGAAACTAAAAGGGGGCTATAAAAGGGGGCTGTGTGGCCGTAGTTAATGAATGATGTTCAAGAGAAAATTTCGTTCCCGCCCTTGGAAGAAGAGTCGTCGTGGGAAGTTCAGTCGTCGTGTGGGTCGTCGGACCTTTCAGAGTCGGGTTCGGAAGGTGATTATGAAGACAGCGGAGACGAAGTACTACGATATAGGAGTTCAGGACAATCAACTGTATCACAACCTCGGTCACGGCGTCGGTTTGGTTCCCCCAACGGGAGTGGAGAGTCTACCGGCCCTATTCAACCCATGGGCTCTGATTGAGAAGGGTACAGATAGAATGGATAGGATTGGAGATAAAATTACTCCACGTGGAATGAGTCTTAAAATGTTCTTAGCAAATAAGGCGGATCGTGTAAACACATGTATACGTATAATTGTGGCTATTCTTCCTAAAACAACGGATGGTGGCGCCATTACTACGTATGCGTATAACCCGTTTCAGATT